TTCAGCAAAAGAATACATATGCGGCCGATATTTTTATGAACCCATATGCTGATTCTGGTGTTCCAGCTTTGTTTAATACTTTGAGGAACACATATCAAAAATATTCTTTTTATATTATGGCTCTTCCTGGAACTGAATCCGCTGCAACATCAATCATAACTAAGGACACATATAGTATAAATAATAAAGGACTTGCTTTTTATGTGAATAGAGGATTAATAAGAGACACATACAATGACTCTAGTTTTTGGACTTCTCTTATTGGGAGAGTAGGTGCTAAACTTGCTCAAATGAAAGACATATATAATGCTGGTGCTCCTTATTGGTCTGATGAAAACGGTAGGGGTGGACAGTTAGGTCCAGGTATTTTGAAAATGGAGTACGACTACACTGAATCTCAGTTAGAGGCTTTTGATGATGATGGTATTAACCCAATTATTTTTGATAATTTTTACGGGGTTACTATAGTTTCTCAAAAGACAGGACAATCTCCAAATACTCTTTCTGATAATTCGTATGTTGCTCATGTCAGACTGTTTGATTATATCAAGAAAAATATAATTGACAATGTTCTTGTTTATCAGATTGGTAAATTAAATGATGAACTTCATAGAAGAATGGCAGAGGCCAAAGGAATGACTTTATTAGATCCGATTCTCTCTGCTAATTTTCTAAGTAACTATAGGATTCAATGTGATTTAAATAACAATAATGCCGCTGCTAGAGCACTTAGACAATTTGTTTATTCTACTGGTGTTAAAGTAACCACGTTTAGTGAAACAATTACATTTAATTTTGTTAATGTTGGTCAAACAATTAGTGTTGAAGAAGTGATTGGATAAAGTTACTAATATAAAAGAGGAGAAAATAATATGAGTGTAGATGTTATTTATGATATGGGAGATGATGCGTTAACAAACCTTTTTGATATATCTATATCACCTATTGGGTTTATAAATGATATGGAGTCTACTCTATTCCGTGTCCAGAATTTTACTATTCCTGGAACTGGGGTGACTACTTATGAGGTTAATTATAAAACTCAAAAAATCACAAAGCCGAGTGGTAAGGTTGATACTCCTAATGAATTTACTGTTGACATAAGAGTGGATAGGAACTGGTATATTTATAAGGGTCTAGTGGCATGGAAAAACACAATGGCTAATTCTTATACAGGAGACATAGGGTCTGATACTAGAGCACTTAATTATAGGGTTCCAATTACTGTTTGGGCAACAGCTCCAGATGGTAGCAGAATTCCTAATTTTGAACAGTGGAGATTTGTTGGTGCCTTTTGTCAGAACGTAGGAGATATAGGGTTTGATTATTCTTCTGGTGATCCTATAGTTGTTACTGCTACTTTTGGATACTTGGTCTTGGACGACTCCAATTTAGGGGTACAGGCATAGACCTACTATAGCCCCCCTATTTTTAATATTTTTTTGTGCTTCCCCCCAAGTTACTAATATAGTAGGTGGCTTAGGGGGTTTTATTTTGTCCATAGATATTATCGGTGGAATAGATTTCAGAATAAATAATTTATGGGAATTCTATTTTGAAGATAACTTAGATTCAAGATTCCTCGTATCAAATAGCACACTACCTCTAATAAAATTAGAAACAGAAACTAGAGATACAGGAATGAAATATTATTCTGACTATACTCCTGAAGAAGAATTCACTATTACATTTAATGAAACTATGAACTATGAGGTATATGATTATTTTGTAGAGTGGAGAGACAAGCATATATTTAATCCATTAACAAAAAAATTTATAGTGGGCAAGCAGACAAGAAACGGCATACTAGCTTTTCAAAAGTATGATAACAGTGAATTAATATATGTTAAGGCTTTTAAATTTGATAGCATGATGTTTAAGGGAATAGAAAATTTTGATTTAGATTATGAATCTACAGACAATCAAAAGTTAGTTGTTAGTTTTACGGCACAAGAAATAACAGAAATCCATACAAGTGAGGTTAAGGAGATTTAAAATGGAAGAAAATATATTTTCAAAAGATGAAGAGAAAAAAGAGGAAGTAAAAAAAGTAACTAAGAAAAAAACTATACCTAAAGAATACTTACCAATCAAGTTGAGTAGTGGTGGAAGATTAAGTGCCCCCAAAGTTTTACATGTAAAAAACTTTGATGGAGAGGATGCCTTAAACCTGTCCTTGTCAAATGAAGAGAATGCCCTAGAGACTATCATAGGGTGTTTAGATAATATGGTATATGAGGGATTTGATTGTGGGCATCTACATGAAAATGATGTAGAAGAAATTCTTCTAAATATTATTGGTAACTTTTGGACTTCAACTTTAAATAATTCCTACCCTTATACAAAAGAAGAAATTAATAGTATGAAGGATAAGGTTAGAAAAGAAAGGATATTAAAAGGTGAAGAGACTTTAACAATTGACATACCTATTAAAGAAATAAAAACTAAGCCTCTAGAAAACGATGAACCTATCTCTATAACCTTTAAGGGTCAAACTGTTAAATTTATTTTGCCTAGAGTCAACCATTTACTTATTGCTAAAAATTATGTTGAAGAATACTACATGGATAAAGACAGTAAGTATAATAGTATAAAAAAAGATTTAGAATATAATGAGAAGGCAGAAAAAGTTGATAAGCCTCTCCGAGAAATAAGTCCTGAAACACTCAAAGAGTATGAGACATATAAAAAAGAAAAATTTAGCCTTTTCATTAAGGTAAAACAATCCCAACTATTGCTCCAGGTAGACTCTAAAAAATTGAATACTCTTGAAGACAAGATAAAACATTATGGTATAGGTCTACACTTCTGGAAGATTTATGCAGAGATAATTACTAAGAAATTAGAATTCGGTGTCGTTAAAGATATTTCAGTTATTTCTCCTATAACTCACAAAGAAGAAATTCGGAGGTTTCAATTTCGATACGTGTATATCATATCGGCCCTGGACGTACAAGAGTCTTCAGAATATTCTTATGTTCTTGGGGAATAGTAGTTTCTCCGAGACATATCAGGAATATATGAAAATGCCAGCTCACATACTCCAACAGAGAGCCAAGTATTTAGAGAAGATTTATAAGAAGCAAAAAGAGGCTGAGAATAAAACTAAATAGCCTTTGTTCTATAGAACAGGTCAACCCTTCAGTGCTAGTCTAAAATCATATGCTGAAGGGTTGACTTTTTTAATTTGTCATAGTTGTCATTACTAAAACAGGGTAGATACTCATATCAATCTTATAGCTTGATTGTGCCATGATGGGCCTACTTGGGGTGTCAAAAAACACCTTCCCTGGTTGAGTAACATTTATTTGATTTTTTTTTACTTATTTTTTACTTAACAGGTGTGTAGTACAATTAGTGAAATAATGATATTTTTGCGATTATAAAAAGTTACTAATATATAAAGGTATAAAAACTTATGGCGGTTGATAATATTCCAATACTAACTAAAAAAGAAAAACCCGTTTCTCCTGTAGAGGTAGAGAAGGCATTAGATGGTATCAAGGAGTCTATGGGCTTTCTCTCTAAAGTAACTGGAGACATAGAGAGGTATATCAAAAAAGACGATAGAAAAAAAGAAGATGCTCCCCCTAAAGAAGATTCTAAAACCCCTGATTCAGATGATAGTTATACTTCTGAATCTTCTATGACAGAAAATCTAAAAGAAGTAAAAAATATAATGAGTGGATTCACATCATTCTTCACTGATACTTTTCTTGGGGATGTAAGTTTTATTACAAAACCTTTTGAGAGACTAGGTGGATTATTCAAACAAACTTTTGACTTTTTAAAGCCTAAGAGAAGACCGCCTAAAAGATCTGTTATGCTAAAGCATAGTCCTGAATCTGTTTATCTGGCCGATACAATCACAGGTGCTATGGATGAAGAAAAGAAAGTATCTCTTTGGGATAAATTAAAAAATTGGCTAGGACTAGGTGCGGCTGGTGGAATAGGTGCTTTGGCTGGTAGGTTATTTCCTGCTTTAATGAAGGCTTTACCTATAGCGGCCTTAATTGGTGGTTTGATATGGGCGGCTGTAGATGGATTCCTCGCTTATGGCATGGCTGAAAAATGGGGTGTTGGAAAGATAGCGGCTGTCATAGGTGGTGTATTAGGTGGGACAGGAAGCGGTTGGAGTAATGCTTTTAAAAATGCTGGAAAGTGGGCCTTGATAGGAGTAGGAACAGGGTTCCTTGTTGCCGGTCCGGTGGGTGCTTTAATAGGTGGATTGGTTGGTGCTGCTATTGGTGGAATACTTGGGTACATAGGTGGTGAGAAAATAGCCCAAGGTATCGAGAAGATGAAAACTTTCTTTATCAATATGTGGGAGAAAATAGTTAACGGATTTATTACACTATGGAACACGCCTTGGGTTGTTAAGGCAAGAAAATTTATAGGTGGATTACTGGAAAGTATGTGGCAAGTTATTGCTGAACCTTTTATGGGGTTATGGAATGTGATAAAAAACTTTGTTGATAAATTTACAAACATATGGAGTGGTGATGGTTCGATACTAAGTAAAATATTAAATAGCGCAAAAGAGTTAATTCTCCTAGGCCCTAGAATGGTATTAGAGTGGTGGAGAGGATTTTTTAAAGGACTTGCTATGTTAATCTATGATATTTTTGTTGGTAAGAGAGACAAGGATACAGGGGAATTAAAAAAATCTTTATTGTTCCAATACATTGAATTAATGCTTGATGTGGGAAAGGCCACTATCATATTCATTGGTAATATATTTAAAGAGGTGTGGAAAGGAATTGTATATTTTGTAAGAGAGGGATATAGAAACTCTTTTAAATGGATGAAGGAGAAAGTACTTAATCCTATTGGTGAATTCTTTGTGGGTGTCTACAACGGAATATCTGATTTTATTTCTAATGCTTGGACCATAGCTTCTGGTTGGATTAAAAATAGCGTAATAGACCCTATAGGAAGATTTTTTAAAGGACTCGGTTCTGGTATAACTAATGCCGTGGCTGGAATATCTGGTACAATAGGAGATATAGGTGAGTGGATTAAAAAAGGTATTCTAAATCCAATAAAAGATTTCTTTAAAAATATAGCTAGCGGTGTTACAGGATTTATGCAAGACCCTATAGGATTCTCTAAAGAGTTATTTGCCTCTGTTATTGGGAGCGTAAAAAATTTCTTTAAAACATTCTCTAAAGGAATAACTGATTTTATTAAAGACCCTATGAAATTTGTAAAGGATACTTTCGGAGAAGTGATAGATGGGTTGATGGCTTTTTTTAAAGACTTTTTTGTATACCTAGGAAAAAACTTAGCAGAGAAATTAGATCCTAGAACATGGGGTATTTTTGGTGGTGGAAAAAATAAGGAAGACGGTGGAGAAGATAATAAAATAAACTGGTTTGAAAAACATATTCTTGGAAAAGAAGAGAAAGTAGAGGACGCTATTATTAAACCTTCAGGACAGGTCATTAGGACTTCTCCAGAGGACACCATAATAGCTACAAAAAATGTTATTGATGAGAGAGCAATAATGAAAGAACCGTTTTCTGATAGTAGAATTTCTGAGCAAACTAAATCAACAACTATCATCCAAGAAAATAAAGAAGTGGTTTCTTTATTGAGACAACTATTAAATAAGCCTATCCCACAATCTTCTACAAACGTTATAAATAGATTTGCTAATAAATTGAGTCCACAATTTCTAATGGATAATTTAGTTACGGAAGTAATTTAATGAGAATACCTAAAGGAAAAACAATAAGGATATTTCAAGGCGGTTCGTCTATAGTAGGCGATATCCCATTGGTTCTTGAAGAGGATATAACAATTAGTTTGTCCTCAAATTTCTCACCATTGCTGGGTGGGGGAGATACTAAGATTTTAACCTTACTTGGACAAATATCTTCAGGGTTAGGTAGACAGGGCTTTTCAGGAACATGGAAACAAATGGGGTTTCAAATGTGGGAGTCTACAGACCCTATTACTGTTGGTGGTATCGTTGTAGTTTTTAATGCTGATCCAAACAATTGTGACGCTAGATCTCAAGTTTATGAGCCGTCTGTAAAACTAATGCAACTACCTCTTCCAAGTGAGGGCGGGGCCGCTGGAACATTACTACCGCCTGGACCTAGCATATTATCTCTGG